AAAATGTCCGGTATCCGTGCTAATGTTCGTCAACAGTGCAATCTCTGATGCCTTGGTCTTCGATCCTAACCATAAAAACGTCATGGGCATGCTGGACGGATTGGAAATCGACACAAGTGCCGTACGGGAAATCCTCGCGACCGACCCCGACGACCCTTATTTCATCAACAGGTTACGCAACGTGGCCGATCCTGCCGGCGTTATTGATAACTTGGAAGTCATAGACGGGAAAATCGACACAGGTGCCGTAGGGGAAATCTTTGCTACCGACCCCGACGATCCCGAGTACATCAACCGGCTACGCAACGTGGCCGAGGGTGCAATCATTGGTGGTATCTTGACAGCCATCGGTTTCGGTATCAAGGCCGTTCGAGCAGAGAAGATGGGAAACCCCACGGAAGCAAGGCGTCTCAGCGCCCTTGAGAAGGAAGCACTTAAGCCCCTAGATGACGCCCTGCGTGAGCAGGCGATCAAGGAAACTGACGAGGCCAAGGAAACCCTCAAGACCGCTAAGGAGATGTTTGGGGACGACTTCGCGACACCTAAGGTCGATCCTGACGGACAGCTCAATATGGACCTCGGGGACACACCCACGGTTCGCCCTGAAACACCCACAGAACCCGGCAAGAACCGCATCTACCTGCCGCCTGAGAAGGCTGAGAAGATCAGGCTACAATCCGCTCTGGCGCGTGACAAGAGCCTCGGTGAGAAGCTTACGGACCTCTCGTGGCGCTCGCCTGCGACCATGAAGGACCTTGACGCGGTATCCGACGAGATCGCAGGGGTCTCGGCTGTTCTCAAGGAACAGATCATGAAGGCCAAAGGTGGTGACGTACAGAGTCTGGCAACCATCCAGATGAAAGCCGCAGAGTCCAAGCGTCGTCTCATGGAGCAAGCCTCGGACCCTGAGGCACTCATGAAGACACTCCAGACCACCTACAAGGGGGACCCTGAAGGTATGGCAGCTGAGATGATCGCTCGAGAGGACTTCACGATGTCGCTCGGCAAGAAGATCACCGAGATGGCTCAGAACATTTCCAAGGGCCAGTTTCATCCAGAAGCCATGAAGGGTTACGCTTCCTTCGAGGAGTATAAGCTGGCATTTGAGACAAACCTCGAGGTCTACGCGAACGCACTATCCGGCAACAACGCCAACCGGGCAAACGTCGGTCGCACCATGCGGGCCATGCAGATTGCTCGGAAGTCCACCGAGGGTATCGAGAGAATTCTGAGTGACCCCAGCATGTTCAAAGACGTTGACGCCAAGGCGAAAGCTATTGCTGATCCGGCGAACGCTGGTAAGCCCATTCTGACGACCACCGAAGCTGCCCTGAAGCACCTTCACGGGTATATGGAGCGGTTCAACTCCTACCGGATCAACGCACTGCTGTCTGGTCCCGGTACGCAGGAGGTCAACATCATCTCAAACGCGGTCAACGGCTTCGCCATTCCCACAGAGCAATTCTTGGGTGGCATGTCAAAGGGTGACGTAAAAATGATGACACACGCAACTCGTCAAATCCAAGGCTACATGGCTGGTCTCATGGACAGTGTCAAAGCTGCTGGCCAAGCTGGCTGGTGGGATGATGCGATCCTCGATCCTTATTCTCAGAAGCTGGAAGACCAGAGCGTCATGGGGCAAATCTTTGAGCCTCAATCGGGCAACGTCGCGCTCGCGAAAGTGGATAAGGGAATCAAGCTGCCCCAGCGTGGTCTCATGACCATGGATGAGTTCTTCAAGCAGTCCCAATACCGGGGGCGGGTGTTCGCTGATGCTAATGCGATGGCCAACTCGAAGCGTCTCAAGGGCGCTGAGAAGACTGAGTTCATCCAGAAGTACCTGAAAGAAAGCTACGATGAAGCAGGTGCAGCAACCCGTGCGGATGCTCTCCTACAAGCCCGTCGTGCCACATTTACTGAACCACTGGAACCGGGCTCGTTCGCTGCAAGCATCCAACAGAACGCCCTCACGCATCCCGAATTTCGGTTCGTGGTCCCCTTTATCAGGACACCTATCAACCTCACGTCACAGACGTATCAACATGCGCCTCTCGTGGGGACATTGTCTAAGCGTTTCCGTGATGACATCGCGGCGGGCGGCGTAAGGGCTGCTCAAGCGCGAGGGCGTCAGATATTAGGCACCGCGCTTGTGGGCATAGCAGGCACTATGGCAGCCCAAGGTATGATCACAGGTGCAGGGCCTCAAGACCCTCGTATCCGCAATGTGTGGATCAAGAACAACCAGCCGTACTCTTTCCGCATCCCGCAGGAAGATGGCTCGGTCAGCTTTGTGTCCTACGCACGTCTCGAACCATTGTCCAACGTCTTCTCTATCGCGGCTGATGCTGTGGAAATTGCAGCAGATGAATATAACGAGTCTGATACCACTCCAATGATTCAGGCCCTGTTTATATCCATCATGGATAACACGGTCAACAAGACGTTCACTCAGGGTTTATATAACGCCATGTCGGGGTTCGTTGGGAGACCACATGAACAGGAAGCCGCTCTGCAAAACACGGCGGCCTCGTTTGTGCCCAACGTGTTGAACCAGACCAACGGCGATGAAGCCCTCAGGGAGACTCGCGACTGGGTCGATGCCGTATTGGCCCGAACCGGGCTGTACAATGGTATCGATCCCAAGCGGAACGTGTTGGGTGAGCCTATTATCCGAACGCTTCCGAAGTACGATCCCCTAGGATTGACTGATGATGACAATAGAGTGATCGATCCCGTTCTGAAAGAGATCACTGAGTCTGCAATCCACAACCAATCGGTTGCAGGTCAGCCCTCCAAAAAGATCGCAGGTCCCAACAATATCGACCTAACGGACATAGAGTCGGAGAACAACCCAAACCAGACACTCTACGACGAGTGGCTGGAGAAGACAGGAACCACAGAGATCGATGGAAAGAACCTAAGGGAAACCCTCACGGAACTCATCAAGACCCGAGACTACCTCACTGCCCCACAGGGCAACATAGGCGTGAGTGGTCGAGGCACACGAGGCTCGCTCATTCGTTCCAGCATCGAAGCGTTCAGAACCAAAGCTCGGTCTGAAATCCCTCAGCTTATGGACCTAATCACTGCGGAAAAGAAGGGAATGGGTGAGCTGCTTCAAATACAATCGAAGCGTAATCGCGAACTGTTCCCCTCCCAGTCTAATCCACCAAACGTCCTCAAGAAGAAAACAACCTTCGAGGACCTACTCAAATAATAGGAAGGTCCCATGGCAGCTAATGAAGAACTGCTCGGTCTGCTGCACGAAGCTGTGGCAGGCGACCTCCTCCGGCGTGTCAAGTCGGGGGAGGCAACATCCAGTGAGATGAGCGTTGTCGTCAAGTTCCTCAAGGACAATGGCATCGAAGCATTACCCACTGAAAACAACAGCCTAGGTAATCTTGTTAAAGAGATGCCTGAATTTAGCGAAGAGGATGGCCTCTATGCAAAACACTGACCCTGCGTACCAAGACGACAGCATGTTCGTAGCACAAGGTCAACATATACGCGACCCTATGATCCACGACTTGCACTCTCGGGTCACAAAGCTCGAACACTCAACCAGCGAGGCCCGTACGAACATCGCGGTTCTCCTGAACGACCTCTCATACGTAAAGCGTGAAGTCACTGGTATCTCCAAGGGTATCAACAAGGTTCTCTGGTCCATCGGTCTATCCGTTATCGGAGCGATCACCACGTTCATCCTCTCAGGTGGTATCACAATCGTTCAACCCTGACATTACACTCAAGGAGGTCTAATGGCCTACTCAGAAGCCCTGTATACGGGCGACGGCACTACCACCGACTTTGTAGTGCCCTTTGACTACCTCGATCAAAGCCACGTCTATGCGGCCGTCGATAAGGTTCCAACCTCTGCGGTTGGCTCCAACTACAAAGCAGAGTTAATCAACAGTTCGACAATTCGCGTCAACTCGGTGGTCGCTGGGGACCCCGTACCCGCTGGCATCGAGGTTCGCGTATTTCGGAAAACACCAATCACTAACCCCGCAGTGGTATTTGGTGGAGGCGCTTCCCTTTCGTCGGAAAACCTCAACAAAAACTCACAGTACCTGACGTTCGCGCTTCAAGAAGCCACGGATACCAACGAGATATTTACCTCTCTGTACTTAGGTGCTTTCGAGAGTGAACCCCTCACGGATAATGAAGGTGACCCCCTAAAAACGGGTGCGATCTACTACAACTCTGAGGGAGGTATGCTGTTTTACTATACTGGCTCTATATGGGAGGACCTTGAGGGACCCCGTGGATTCGATGGTCCCATTGGTCTAACAGGTGCTACAGGACCCGTAGGTCCTCAGGGTGCCCAAGGGCTTGCTCCTGAACACCAGTGGGAACCCACAACGCCTTCCGCGCTTCGCTTTCGGAACCCGGACGGCACTTGGGGTCAATACACCGACCTCTTGGGTCCTCAGGGTGTCCAAGGTCCTCAGGGTGTCCAAGGTCCCCAAGGTATCGAAGGTCCTCAAGGCATCGAAGGTCCCAAGGTGAGACAGGACCTATTGGTCCAGTAGGTCCTCAAGGTGAGCTAGGACCTATTGGTCCAGATGGTCCCCAAGGTGAGCTAGGACCTATTGGTCCAGATGGTCCCAAGGTGAGCTAGGACCTATTGGTCCAGAGGGTCCCCAAGGTGACCAGCGGACCACAGGGCGACACCGGACCCGCTGGTGCAGACGCGACGGTGAACGCTACCGATGTCGCGGCGGCAAGGCGGGGGTTCCTCAAGGCGAACCCGGACTGGCGTAACTGGTGCAGACGCAGTGCGAACA